CGATCTTCTAATTGTTCTGGGCCAACTGACTCAACAATCAATGTGATGGCTTCTTCATCTGACATTTCTAAAAGATTTTCTAAATCTTTATCTGGAATATCATCTACATTTTCTAAGCCGTCTAACAGTCTTTCTCGTCTTTGATTGATGGCTTCAAACATTCTTTTTTGTGATGCATTTAAATCAATTGTTAAATCACTTCTAAATGCTTCTCTATATGTAAGAATCGTTATGCCTTTGTAGCACAATTCGTATTCTTTATTGTCGATAGTTATTTTACTTTCCATTGTTTTTACTCCTTATAAAAAACAAAAGGACGTAATTTAATACGCCCTAGTTGTTATTCTGCTGCTTCTTCTGGTAGTGCTGGTGCAGTTGTAAAGAATGTTGCATAGTCTGCATCGGATGCATTGAATGAATCTTTTACCCATGCATGCTCTCCTACGGCAACTGGCACGATTGTTAAATCCAATGATGTTGTATCTGGTTCAATAGAATCTTCTTTTGTGTTTGCTTCTAAGTTTGGTCTTGAAGGAATAACCTTGAAGAATACGTGTCTTGTTCCATGCTTATCACCAGTAAATTCGCATAATAAAGCAAATGGATTTGGTGTTTTATTCGCATCTTCCGCCAATGTTCCTTTTTTTGTTTTGACATAGTTAAAGATATCTTCTTTAACCGCATCTGTTAGATATGCCATTTCAATAGAACCGGTATAACCGTTGTTGATATTTTCTGTGTTATAAGCGATATCATCTGCATAGAAAATGTTTGTTTCACCTTCTGGATCTAAAGTAAGTGATTTTGCACCTTTCCATGGTTTAGGAGTATCGAATGTAACGTTTCCTTCTAGTTCTTTTAATAATGCGTAGTATACATTTTTAAAACCGTAACGAATTTTATTTGAATCCATAATGTCTATCCTTTCAGTTTTCTAATAATTTCTAAAGGTAGCTCGTTAATTGCGTATTCTTCGCCTAGTTTCCAATGCTTAAACTCTCTCGTTCTTCTGTTTGGTGCATTCCATAAAAAATGGCCGTTTTCTAATAGGTGTGTCAATGAATACTCATGACCACCTGCATATACGACACCTTCTGTTTGAAATACTTCCTCAACTGTTTTAGAACGAATAGAACGTTTATATTTTCCTTTTCTCGGAGTGTTTCTTTTATCTACGTTTGCGTTACTCTTTACGATTTTTGCAGCTTTCTTTGTGACTGTTTTAACGGCTTGCGATACATCTTCTCTTGTATCAACTGAATATTGTGTAAGTATTTCTTGAATAACCGTTGATAGATTATCCATTTCACAATATACGTGATCTACATTTTCAATCTTCATTAATCAACACAAGCAATGTACCATTCTGTACAATGCACTTTCTCACTCTCTACATCTTCGTCTGTAATAACGCTAAATGGAATTTCTAAATCAATAAAAACATCTTCAATCTGTTCTTCTAATTCAAAATCCTTTGTGGCCGTTACAACACGAACGATGTATTCATTGATACGTACATTTAGCGTATCGTCAGCATAATCGTATTGTGATTCTTGCCTAGCATAATTGCCATATGGAATGGTCGGTTTGCTCTGATAACCGCCATAAATAAAATATGATCGTTTATCATTTTCGTGTGCTAACAACGTTTTTAATCTTTCGACCATCTTAATTCGTTGTTTTTCTACCATGTTCCTACATCCTCTCTTAAATACAATTCGTATGTATCATTGATTGGATATTTTCGATAAACGGAATACATCTTACCTCCGTATTCGACAATTACTTCATCGTCGTACTCTATCATTTGCACTACAACTTTACATTGAGCCTTAATTCCGGCTTGTTGTGCATCATAGAACTCTTTTTCGTAGATACCGCCAACTTGGCAAAACACTTCTTTTTTTGAAATAATCGGCTCTTTTTCTACACCGTTTTCATCATATACTTTCTCTTTTTTAACAAGATAGCAAACATCTTCCCATAGATTATTCTCTCTGGTATATTCATATGCCATAAAATCACCTACTTTTGTTTGCTAGAATCTAGCAATAAAATATTTCTAAACTCAAAATAAGCGGCCGCCATTTGTGCTTTATAGTCGGCTTGATAGTTGCTGAATTTCGACTTAACAAAAAGGATAATCGCAGTAACAATTTCCGGTTCTGGACTATCCTCGTTAAATGAAATATTCAATCTTTTTAAGTCGTATTTTGCGGTTTCGGTTAAAGTTTGGATTTCTGGATCGTAGGCGTTGGACTTTAATCGCAACGCCATTCTAACTTGATCTAATAATTCCATAGCTTACACCTACTTTTTAGCAGCTGCTTTTGCTCTAGTACTTACGCTACTTTTTTTTTAAGTAAGTAAATGTACTGTGTATCTAATGGTTTACCATCGTTGATTACTAATGCTTTATCAACATATTGGTTTGTTTCTTGGTCAAAGTAGTGAACTACAGAGAATTCCATGTTTGTATTGATTGCGTATGCTTTTTCTGGTACCCAGTACATACCGAAGTATTCTCCAGTTGCAGCACTATCGAATGATTTCAAGATATCTTCTTCAACAAATACAACGTCTTTTCCTTTGAATTTTGAAACCTCTGTTCCGTCTTGAGGGTTGTATGTTTCACTGTAGACTGGGCGGTTATTTGAATCGACTAATGTTTTGATATTTGATTCGTAAGTTTCCGCAGTCATTACAAATTCTGGACGTTCTGAACGCATAGCCAATGGAATTTTTGAGAATAATTTCTTTTGCCATACTTTCCAATCCTTCATTTCTTCTTCTGTGAATTCGATGATGTTTGCAGCTTTAATACGGCTTCCAGAAGATTTCTTAGCTTCTGTTAAGATACCGCACATTTCTGTTGTACCATTACCATTCATGATTTCGATGTCCATTGCTTTTACGTAAGCTTTAACGATAACTTGAGCAAATTCTTTTTCAAATGCTTCAACAGTTAAAGTGGCTTGTAACAATGTACGTGCAACACGAATTTCACCAATGATGTATGAAAATTCAACGTATCCAGTTACTGAGCCGGCTTTTTGACGATCACTTACAGTTTCTTCTGTGATACGTTTGAATGTAGCATCAAATGAACCGATAGGATATCTAACTCCACCTTTGATATTTGTTTTATGTACACGTGAGTATAATTGACCATAAACGCCCTTCAATTCAGTTAATACTGTTTGAATGATTGTTTGTGGTAACAATACACCTAAATCCGATGCAATGCCGTGTTCATTGCTTCTTTGTTTCAATGCACTGTTTCTTTCACCAGTTTGAACATAGTGCATAAATGCACTACGATATTCCATATCGCTTCTATCTACTTCGTTTGTACCGGTATTAACTTTTGTTGCTTTAGAATCATCTACTCTAATAGATGCTAGAACTTTTGCGCGTTTTTTTGCATCTTCATTACTTGCTTCAATTTCTAGGGAACGAGCTTTCAATAATTCTGCTTCTTCCATCAATCCATCAAGATCAGCGTCTGCGTTCAAGACTTCTTTTTGGATTTCTGCTTGTCTAGCACGCACTTCTTCTAATCCTAATTCTTTAATTTGTTCTTTAGTAAACATTAACTTTGTCCTCCATGTTTATAAATTTGATAAAATTTGAATTTTCTTAATTTTGTTTTGTCGTTCCAAAGACAATTTTTGTTTCTTTTCATAGTCATCTACGATTTGTCTGCTACGAGCACAAATAGATGTTTGATTGTTGGCTGGAATAGATACCGCTGATACATCGAACACCTCACGAACTTTACGAATATGAATCGTTCTAGTATCTGGATCGTATTCTTCTCCATCTGGAGCAACGGTAAATCGCCATGACATTTGGTCGATCATTCCAGCTTTAATATCTTCGTAAAGTGATTTTGCCTTTTCTGTTTTACCTAAGTCCGCATAAATAAAAAGACCGGAAGGTGTGACTTCTAGTCCTAAAGTTTTATTCTTTTGTCTTGCGAAAACACGTCCTTCGTGATCGTATTGGAAAATCACGTTATTCATAATTGCGCCCTCAAATGCGTGTGGGTCAATTTGTTCGTAAATTGGATCTCCATTTGAATTACGATATAAAACGTATGGCTCAAACGTTGTAGCGTATCCTTCTACGTAATAATCTGAATCAAATCTCTTGTTGTCAGAGTTATTCGCTAGATTGACTACCATCGCCCTCTGTCTTAATTGGTTGTCCTCCATCGTCCGTCACCCCCTTTCCCACCTTTGTGTCTGATATAGATACATACTCGGCACGAATCAATCTCTTATCTCCGTCCGGTACTGGTGGCATATTTAAAATGCATAGTGCTTGGTTTGTTGTGATGATTCCTCTGTCAAAGAATTCTTTCGCGACTTGGATTTTCGTTTGGTTGGATGCATACTGCAATCTATCACTAGTTAGTAATACTTCATCCCCGTTTTTTCTTTGATAATCTGTATACAACATCTTTGTTAGCACTTCTCCTACTTGTATAAAAAATGGTTCGATCATACTTTCGTAGAATGCATTCCATTCATCTTCTGTATATTTATTCTGCAAAATGTTTTCGTTTACACCCCAATAGTTGTATACACTATTGTCGATAGCTTTCTTTTGTTCAGAATCTAAAAGAACCGGTTTTTTATCGTATGGTTTCATTTCCTCGAAACGTGCATCATACATAAAAACTCCGGTTTTATTTTTGTTTCCTAAATTGACTTCTTGAAGCATTTCTTGTTGCTTCATCATATCTTCTTTCTTCGCTACTGCTGAGTTTAACTTCGCAATAAATCTAAGGTTGGCGCTGCTTTCCATAGCATCCTTAGATATTTTTTCTTGTGCTTCTAATACGTCTGCGGTTGTATTAAAAGCATCGTTATTTTGACCGAAAAAATCATTCTTATACTGCATCTTTCGTAAGTGCCCTACTCTGTCATATTCAATGACATTTGTTTCACCAGAACCGAAAGTGTATTTAACATAGATTTTTCCGTTCTTTTCTACAATCTCTGATGTGGATGGTGCGATTGGATAAATACCTACAACCTCATACCGTCCTTTTGATTTGTCGTATTGTTCAATTGGAACAATGAACGCGTTGTTCTCAACTTGATAAATAGTTGCTAGTCGGTAATAGAATTGACTTGCCGTCATAAATGCATTCGGTTGTTTCGCAATCACAAATTCTTTTGACTTATTTTGTTTTCTCAAAACCGGTGTAGCTTTAGAACATTCCGTAGCGATACTATGGATGCATGCTCTTACCAAGCTCAATTCATATACACCTTCGTTCTGTGATGTATATACCGGTTGATATCCACTCAATGATGAGAAATAAGAGTTTAAGCCGAAACTGGAATATGGATTTTTATTACCGAATATAAATTTAAATAACCCCATTTTTTCCTCCTAATCATCATCGTTGCTATCTAATAACCATTTGTATTTCTCGTACCATTTTGCTCGCACTGTATATGCATCAATTACGCTTACGAATCCGTCAATGTGTTTTCTTTGGTCGACTTTCTCCGGTCGTACACGATTGTCATTTGTAACTTTCTTTAATGCAACACTCGCAAAGTGTGATTGTAATAAACCGTTTGTTCCAGTTCTTACAACTCCATCTCTTAACAATCCACCAAATTCATTAATGATTGATGTTAGGTTTGTCCCTTGGATTACATCATCCATCGGATATCCGTCATTTTGCATTTTATCTACTAAATATTGCGAACTATACCTATCGTATCCAACAACGCAGCATACAATTTCGTATTTATCTCGCATCATTTTGAACCAGTCGGCTACATCTTCGTATCGAACAAAATTTTGTCCACTTGGAGTTAAGAAACCCAAATCAACGAATTTACGATATCTGATATGATCTCTGTCGGATAACTCATCTATTTTGTTTTCCGGCATAAAGAATTGTGTAAGCACATAATCAAGTCCATTCTTACGAATGACTATGGATGCAGCGGTTAAATCGGTAGTACGTGATAAGTCAATACCACCAACTCCATAACACCCTCTAAAATCTTCCGGATCTAACTTTTCACAAATTGTTTTTTTGATTTCTTGTGAAGATAGCCAAGCGGATATTGAGTTTTGTTTGACATTGCAATATTTAGTCATGAATTCTAGCTTGTAGTCATGACTTCCTTTAGCTTTTCTTATTTCTTCTTCTATAAATTCATAGGAAACTGAAACCCCTAAATTAGGCATAGCCTTTTTTAGTTCGTTCATGTCATCCCATTTTTTAACATCATCCACCATGTAGATGAATGGCAATAGTCTTGTTTCTTCGGATGTTCCTAACAAAACGGATGTACTACGTGCCATTAACTCATCATATAAACCATCGTCGATGTAGTTAGCGGTTGAACATGCTATGTTTAACGGTTGCTTTCTAGCTCCTTGTGCCGAAAGCATAACGTTGTACATGGCCAATCCTCTATCTCCTTCCCATGCTGCAAACTCATCGTATGTTACGGCGCTTGGGTTGAATCCATCGGATTTTTTACTGTTAAACGCAATTGGCTTCAATGTACAATTCCAAGAAGGAAAATACATATCGGCTCGTCTTTTTCTCATTCGTTTAGCCAGACTTGGCACTCTATCAATCATGTTGTACGCAACATTAAAAATGATATGTGCTTGTTCTAGTTTCGGTGCTAGGTTGTATATCTGCATTCCGGCTTCACGCTCAGTAAATGCAATCTTCACTTCAATAGCACCAGCTAAAAGCGATTTTCCTTGTTTACGTCCCATAATAAGGACGATTTCTCTAAACTGTCGATTTCCATTTGAATCAACAATTCCAAAAACACAAGATAAGAAGTATTTTTGCCAAGGCTCTAGTTTTATTAAAGATGTTTTACCTTCAACGTGATGGCAAAAACGCTCAATAAATACTATTGCTTCATCGGCTTTTTTGTCGTTATAAAAAAAACGGCCCTCTTTCAGTCCGTTTTCTATATATTCGATATTTAATTGAATCCATTTGCCAACTACGGCTTTTCCTTCTTTGATTTGTTTCTTATAAAGCTCTAGATATTTCAATCGTAATCTTTCATAAACTCGTCAAAATCATCTTTCGCTTCGGCTAATGGATTTCCTAATTTCTTCGTTGCGCTAGGACTTAGACCTAACTCTTTTCCATATTTCAAAATCTGTTCATTAAATTGTAGATTGTTTAAGAAGAATGGACTCTTTGAAATATTGGTTGCTCCGGCTTTGTTCGTATATTCAATTACCATCTCAAATCCGGCTTTTGCCCACTCTACTAAATTACGATCTCTTAACTCACATGTCATAGCCATTGTATCAATCAACAAATCATATTGTTTTTGATAAATACCTAGCTCTGTCATTTGATTAATAATGAGCTCTCTATATTCTTCTTTATCCATGTTTAATCATTCCCATCATCATAGTTATCTATCAAAGTACCATCTTCATCAAATTCATATGATGTGCACTTTGCATGCTCTTTGGCGTGACAATCATCGCATAACGCTTCTAGGTTGTCGTCACCTAATAAAATATTCCAGTCATACTGGTTCATCCGGCTGATGTGTTCTTTATGGTGAACACAAGTTGATTTCGTATAAATTCCATGCTTTAAGCAACGCTCACACAGTGGATGCTCCATTCTGTAGGCACTGCTTTTAGTTCTCCAAGATTTGCTCGAGTAAAATTTACGAGCGAAGTTTCTAGCTCCATCTTTATTTCCGTAATATTTTTTCATATATCGCTACCTAACTACCAGCTTTTTAAAGGAGAAAATAAAATGTCAGCTACAATTATGTTTTTGAAAACGTCAGAATTGATAGTTAGGCAGTTATATAAAAAAGCGGTATTTCTACCGCAAAAAAAAGAAAAGCGTAAAAACGCAATGGAACGAGCTGTAAAGAATCCTTCTCTTAATTCTTTACGAATACATAATATCATAGGAAAAGCGCGCCCATTGGGCATTTTGCGATTATTTGCGCATTTTCACGCAATTTTTGTTGACAAAACCCTGTTTTCTAGGATTACCCCCCTTTATAAAACCCTTTCTGGGTATATTTAAACTCCCCACGCCGTTCCCCTAGCACCACCGCTCTCGCTTCCTATGGGGGTAGGCTATACCGTACACGCAGCGTACGGTTAGACCTAACTTACTTTGCAGATGCATTCATTGCCTTCTAACCTTTGCAAACCGTTTCAACATTGCAAGTTGAAACTACTTTCAACACGACATTCTAATCATCTTTTATTTACTCTTTATTATTTGTTTTCTTTTTGTTTTCTTCTCTATGTGTTTTTGTTTTGTTTCTTCTATTGTTTGGATCATACAACGAAACACTAACACGCAAGATAAAAGACATATGCAGCTATGCTGCTTCTGGTATATCTTGCGTACTTGCAAACGTGCATAAAAAAAGACACGCTTATTTATGCGTGCCTATCATTCTTTATTAATGTCATTTATGTTTAACTCTATTATTTTATCTTTTGTGTTTTTATCCACAACATGAATTTCTAACCCCATCCAATCGCATAACTTTATAAACTCACCTAAATTAATTCTATCGTTTGAAATTGTATTACTTAGTGATTGACGAGTGCGGTTTATATGTTTTGCGTATTCTATTTGTGTTTTATTTCGCATTGCGAACAACGCTTTTATTTTCTCTTTTAGCATATATTTTATACCATCCTTTCTTTATATGTATATTATCATGTTTACGTTGTAAACTCAAATTATAACGTTGTAATTAAAAAATATTGCATTTTAATATTGACAATGTAAAATATATGATGTACATTGTAATCGTCTTAAGTGACAAGCCACACGAAAGGAGGTATAAACGTGGCAAAGTACAAACGTAGCAAAAAGCCAATGTGTCGACGCGATAGAAAAAAGCGTGAAAAAAAAGAGCGCATAATTTCAAAAACACTCAAAACACTTGAAATTATATACACGCTCTTAATTGGTGAAGCCGTCAAGCTTCTTGCTAAATATCTAAGTGACTTATTTTAGTCACTTAGGTGCTTACATTATACCACGTTTAAACATATGGAGCTATTAAAAATATCATTATTATTGTCACTAGCTTTTAATGCATATCTTTTGAAGAAATGGATTGAAAAATAAAGGAGGTAAAGATTATGCGTGAAATGAAAGGTTTTATTACAAATTTAGGTAAATACAATGAAGGTTATTTGGTAGGTAAATGGATTGATTTCCCTATCGATGATGATGATTTTGAAAAGGAACTTGCTTCGATTGGAGTTGTTTCTGGATCTATGTATGAAGAATGGTTTATAACAGATTATGATTGCGCTTTATTTGATATGCATGATGCATTTGGTGAATATCCTAACATCGATGATATAAATGAAGTTGCTGAAGCATTGGACTATCGTGAAGATGAATTTGTTGCATTGTTAGAAGTATGCAGCTATGAAGATGCATTGGATCACTTGGAAGATGAAGACTTTACATTCTATTATGATATGACATTGGAGGATGTGGCTTATGAGTTGGTAGATGAGTGCTATAACCTTCCAGAAATTGCGCAAAGATATTTTGACTATAAAGCGTTTGCGCGTGATCTAAGTTTTGATGGATACACTGAAACTTCAAACGGAGTTATTTGTTTATGCTAGTACATGAAAAACTTGAAAAGCTGAGCACCGTTGAGGTGCTCAAGCTTGCATTTATTAAATTATATGTATGTTGTTCATGTGTATTTTGTTTTTGGTTGATCTTATTTTTTGCATATTGTTATATATATACCTATTTGTAGGAGTTAAAAATTATGAGTGAACTTGAATTGTTGAAAAATTATAATAAGATCCGCACTAATTTTAATTTTATAATCGTAGGCTGCTATAGAAATTATGATGATATTTATGAGCAAACTTGCGAACTCATAGACAATTTTATAAACGATCTTATTTATTGCGATGAAAAGACTTTCAACGCGTATTGTTGTCAATTATACGATGATGCAAAAGTAACAAGCGGCAATATTTACCGCTATGTTATAACTGCATTCGATGATATCAGCTGGATGATATCGTTTGAGTAAAGGAGTAAATATATCATGACTAGATGGAAAAAAGAAAAAAATCATTTCAATTATTATGTTACGAACCAACGTAAAGCGCCGGTTATTTATATCGAACCTAAAAACACTCCAGATGCAAAGACTGAGAAGCTTTTAAAAGATAAAGGCTTTTCATTCGATTATAATGAATGTTTATACGTTGCAGCGCAAACGAACGAACTACGCTTATTTGTTGCGCACGAACTAGATAAAAAATTTTCTTACAATGCTCATTTTATTGTTGGATCTTTTTGCAAACGTTTTATAGATGATGATATCGAAAATATTATGAAAGATATCAGCACCGAACTATTAAATGTTTGGAATGGATATATTGACATTGAAAACGATAATTTATTTACTTTAAGAAAACTAAAATCAAAAAGTTTATTGGCTAGCTTCAATAGTTTAAATGGTCTTGTTACAACGTACCATAGAAACAAGCCTATAGATACATATAAATACAACTCCGGATCATTTGAAAAGTTTGGATCTAGTGATAGCAGCAGCAAGAAAAATATTTCTCAGCAAGACAAAATAAATGATCCTTTTTATGAATTTCCATTTTAAAAATAATATCCAATATGAAAGCGGTGAATGCCGCTTTTTTGTTTTTGTTAAAAGTTTGATTCTTATGCGATAATAAACTACTTTTTAGACAAAAAAGGCGCTTACTCATAGACAAAAAGTAAATGAATAACGCCAAACTAAAATAAGCATATTTAGCACCGCTTTTATAAAAAGCAAAAAAAGCTATTCTATCATCATTAAAAAAACGGTCTTAACGGCCGTTTGCTTCTATTCACTTACACCATGAATGAAACTTTCAAGGTTTCTTTTAATGTCACGAATTAAGCTTCTTCTTGTCTTATAAAACTTACGTTCACATGCATCCCATGAATTTGATTCAAAAAACTTGTATCGAATAACGTTCTGGATTTCATCATCGCAAAGATCACATAAAGTTTCGATTTCATGCATGTGTGCTTGTGCAAAACTTATATCTTGCTCGATGCGCTGCATATCGGATAAAACTTTATTCATGAGCGTGCTTGTTTCTTGTCCAGATGAAAAAACTTCTTTATCGTATCGTATCGCTTTTGGTGATCCAATCTGCAAAAGTTTTTGTTCACATTCATCTAATTGTTTTTTTAACTCAAAAACTTCTTTTTCATAGGATGCGTATAAACTTAGTTTTGCCCATAATTGAGAAACTTTTGATTCAATATATTCTCTACTATCCATAAAACTCCCATAAAACTTGTAAGATGATAGGAATGACAACTAAAACTTGTTTTTTATTCAACTTCCATGAGCGGTTTATGAGCGAAAACTCCATCGCAAAATCGCTTGTATCATATCCAGCAATCCAGAATGTGAATAAACTTATTAGTGTCAATACCGTATTAAGCCAATCCATCCGGTACCTCCATAAACTTATCTAATTCATCGAATATCGTTTGAAAAACTTTTTTTCGCACTTCATTACCTCGTACAATCGTTGTTAGATCATGCTCTAAAACGGTTAGGATGTATCCGGCAATCGTTTCATTTTGTTCTTTTAAAACTTCTTCCGGCTTTTTGTTTCCTTCTTCGTCAAACTCCATAATAGCGCAGTATGCGAATGATGCGGTGCAAAAATAGGCTAAAAGTTTTCGCAATTCTTCTTTCGTTAAATACTTTGTGTTTAACTCAATTGTTTTCAATAATTCTTCGTACATTTAGTAACCCCATCCATTAAAAGCTGTATTCATTTGATCGTTTTGTATATCTTCTGGAGTCTGCATTTGTTGTTGCTTTTTAGGTTCTAACGAATGCAGCTTTTCCACGTTTACTTCTGTAACATAAACTTTTTGGCCATATGAATTATCATAATTTCGAGTTTGAATTCTACCATGCAAATCGACTAAATAACCTTTATGAAGGTATTGTGTTAAATAGTCGGCCGTTTTGTTCCATGCTACACACTGGATAAAATCGGCTTCTTGTTGTCCGTCTTTGGAAAACTCTCTGTTTACCGCTAGTGTAAATACACATACGCTTGTTCCGTTTTGTGTTTTCCTTAATTCCGGCTCGGCTACTAGCCTACCCACCAAAACTACATTATTAATCATTTTCTGTTAGCTCCTTCTTGCATTTATTCAATTCCATTTGTAGATATGCGTTACGATTTTCTAATGATTCAATCTTTCTAAACATAGCTTGAAGCAAGTTTAAACACGCATTCGTAAAATAAGTACTTCTATACGCATCTGTGCTTCTTTGCAGCAAAGTTTCATAAACTTTTTGACCGTCCGAAGAATACTTATCGAAGCTATAATGGTACTGATTCATTATTTATTTCCTTTACTTTTTCAATAAAAACTCTTTCCGATTTATGTAATTCCATGTAGAAAAACATAATCGCATCTATCATATTTGGAGCAACTACATCATCGACATAGATATCTCCGTTTGTTGTATTGTATTTGATTCTAAACTTTTTCATTTTTAATTCTTTTCATTTCTCGCTTGATTTTATAGCTTACGATTGAATTGATATCCTCGTCTTTTAAATTACACATCAATTTAATTTGTCTTAACATGATCATTACGTCTGCAACTTCTTCACAAATTGAAGGAACGCAAGTAACATCTTTATGTTTTCTTAGCCATTTATTTAACGCTATCGTTAATTCGGATGCTTCTTCTGCATATTGTCTGACTTGTTCTTCATCGCCATGAACACTTAAACTTTTGCCTAGCTGCAAATCATAATGTTTGATATATTCATCGTCCCACAACTCTTTATTTACGTTCTGAACGCTTACTACTAGTGTTGTGATGCATGATCCTAAAATCACGCCTAATATTAATAAAATTACATTCATACTCTTCCTCTAATCATACACTTTTAAGAAAACAAACTCCAAGACGTAGGAGCTTGTTTTTTATTATAACGCTACTAAATTAACCAATGGATTCTCACGACGGCCATGTACATACTGTATTGCGGTTGATTCACTTATATAACAACGCTGAGCCGCTTCTTTTATTGAATCAAATGTTTGTACAATTTTCCCATTTTCAATAACGCCACACTTTCTTTTCTGTCCGTTATTCTTTACTACAAACCGTATATTTTCGACTCTTGGCTCTCCAACAAATTTCAACAAAACTCCTTTTGGAATTTCTTTACCAATAAACTTTTGATACATAATCCGCGCCAACGATTTTCTATGACCATTGATTTTTGCGTAATATCCATTACTTTCTTTTGTTAGTTTTTGGACATATTGTTTATTGTTTCTTTTGTCTAAACGAACAATCTTACCGTCACGAGTTACATACCATATGTGTTTTTTTGATTCGTCTACTTTTTCCATGTAGAACACTTCATTTTGTTCGTTATCGTTACGTTCACAAAGGTAATATCCCTTGTACATCGAATTATTATTCAATGTTAATGTTCTTAGAAAAGATTCAATAGCACTATTGTTCTTCAATCCAGCATCTTCTACGAACTCTTTTCTTGTCATAATCCGACATACTCTGCCGTCATCATCTAACAATTCAAAATATACTGTCATTTTTTATCCTTTCTTGTTGATTTATTCTTATTTTTTCATTTTTAATGTTTTTAATGCGTTATTCATGTTGCTCTGCATGATTTCAAGCTTACAATCGCGCATCCACAAATCTTTATATGTGTTTTTGAACGGACATTTTGAACAATCTCCATATCCTTCGCAACATGCCGGAGCCAATTCTTTAAATGCTTCTATTGCGTTATAAAGTCTTGACTCTAATAACTCACTGTTTTCCATGTTATTACCTCAAAATAATCTTTTTTCTTCTATCCGACTCAATCTGTAGCCGATTCTTCGATACTCTTTATAAACCGGCTTCCAGATTAATTCGCATTGTTGCCGTTCACTAGGCAAATATTTATCCATGATCTCCAATTGATTTTGTAAATCAATCGCATATGGACATCCTTTGCATCCAGTTCTTTGAAAGTTGAATGGCGGATAATATAGCTTACATAGCTTTATATTTCTTTCTTTTATATACCATTCGATGAATTCTTCTGAACATGGATTCAAAGGCTTAAATTTCTTTAATGTATGGTTTCTATCAAAAACAATACATCCATCATGATTCTTTCTTTGCCCACCTTCGCTCATTCTCAATCCTAATATCGCAACACTTCTTTTTGATTCAAGCTCATATTGCGTGATTGGATGCTTTTTTAGCTTGAAGCAGCATCTATCGCTTACTTTCAAATCAAACTCTTTTGTGAATTGATATCTAAGCATTTGTGGACACTTAAAATCATTTTTTTCATCCAGATAACGCATAACGGATTTTGTTTTTGAACCCTTCTTTTGAAACATCGAAAGCTTGCAGCTATGCTCTTTTGATTTGAATGGATATCCATACTCATCGAGCATATTCTTTATATTCACGTTTGAATTAAAGATCACAAATCTATCATCCGATTCCTTGAGTTCTAAAACAAATTTCCGTATGTCGTTATATTCAATTCCAGTATTTATAAACACTCTTGGAATTCTATTATCTGGGATTGCTTCATCTATTAGGTGGTGCAAAACTGTACTGTCTTTACCGCCACTAAAGGAAATATAGAAATTTTGCTCTCCATACTTCTCAATTGTTTTTCTAATCACTTCTAAGCGATCATATAACTCTAATTCCAATTAACCAACCGATAACCTATTCGCTAGATTTTCGGTTAATTCACTGCTTGATTGTTAATCCGTATGTTTAAATTTTATGAGCGTTCATGTCATACAACGCTCAACCTAGTTTCACTAGGATAAGGCTAATTTTCCTTTCTAAAATAATGTAATTTGTTCATCCTATAAAAACCGAACATCGAACATTGGCTTTTTAGTTCTGCCATGACATACATCTAAAACAGTTTGATAGCTACAAAATAAATCTTTAGCTGCTTTTCTGCACGATGGCCACGATCTGACTAATACGCCATTTTTATATAGTCCGACATCTTTTCTTTCGTATTTTGGTTTTGCTAAAGCGCCAGTTATACTAGCGCATTTGCTTTTATCAACAACCTCAATAGCATCTAGTTTGAGTTCTTTTCCGTAAACGAGAACACAATCATTTGAATCTAAATCTCTCTTTATAAAAGCTTTTGCATATATCCTAGCTGCATTCACTTCTTTGCCGTTTACCTTTACCATCCATTTTGTTTTATGCTTATAATTCGCCAGTGTTCTCATGCCACCTCTTTTTTTCGTGTATCTCACTGTGCAATCTGGAAATGCATAGTATTTCCTATCTTTTTCTGTGGTAAGAATCAAAACTGGCTCTTTCGTCAAATATCTCTTATCGGATGTTTCTTTTTCAATTAAGATACAATCTCTGTAAAAAGGAGCAAGTACCGATACATAGTAATCAAATCTAGAACGTTTCATTTTTAAGGCTGCCATAACCTCTAAATCCGTTACTTCACCTCTGATATCTAATGGATCATCAGGATTTTGCATCAAGTAAACGATTCCTTTTGTTCTCTTTTTTCTAAGAACTTTATATTTTTCTTTTTCATCTACACTAATTAAGATTGTCCAAACCAATCATAGTATTGCCATCAGTAACCTTAGGCAATTTACCATCCCATTTGTTGATCCATTGCTCTTGTAATACTTCTGGAGTCAACGCTTTTGTTTTAACTGCGTTTGCGTTAGCTTCACCTTCTGCTTCAATCAATTTTGTTTCGGCTTCTGTTCTAGCCTTTTCTTGTTTCTGCTTAGCTGTTTCAACTTGTTTCTTAGCTACCGCTTCATCAGAAATTGCTTTTTCAATCTTTTCTCCTGCATCCAAATCTTTGATTGTCAGCATCTTCAATGTAACACCTTCTTTTTCAAGGTTTTCTCTTAAGATTTCAGAAGCTTTATTAATGATTTCATTTCTCTGATCACCCAACAAATCGATAATGTTGTAGTTGCTGCAAACCTCGTTCATTGCATTCTGAGCGTAGTTTCCAATGATATTTTCTTTTAATGCATCCATTGTCTTGTATTGTTTGTACACTTTAAACGCATTTGATTTCGATACTTCATACTTAACATTTACTTGCATCTTGGCCCATTGAGCATCCTTAGTTTGAACCGATACAGATTCATCCGTTCTTTCTTGTACCGTGGTATCAATCTTGTAAATTTTATCTACGAATGGAGTTACAAAGTGCACACCTTCTTTTAAAGTGTTCTTTGAAGTTCCATTCAATGCAGAGTATTTAACTCCTACTGTATTCGATGGAATCACACAAATAGATTGTACAAACGCCAACAAACCAAGTGGAATGATGGATAAGAAGCATTTTTTATTTACTTTGAATTCTTCCATTCCATCTTTTACTTTCTTCATTCCACAAACAAATGTTGCGATTGTTGCCGCTAATAATAAAACGCTAATAATTAATTTCATCATATATTTTCTCCTATTTTTATTTCATTCAAAATTTCTTTAAATACACTCTCCGGTAAAAGTATCGGATTGTTTGTTTCTGCCGGTGTAATGCCAGCTTCTCTAATCAACATTGAATCAGTCAAACGATCGTATACCCATTCAATCAATTTTTCGGTATCTTTTAAGCTGATCGTTTTAAAAGAGCTTTCGCAATAATAAATGTTTTCATGCACTTCGTATATGAATCTATGTGCACTGAAATGCATGCATTCAATATCAGCACTTACATGTATATGGTCAAATTGCCTATATTTTTTATGATCTAGCTGATTAATGGATTTCTCCGCAAAATCTGCTAAAGCTCTAGCTTTTTCTAATTGCTTTGAAGATATCATTTACTGAATAAATTCCTTAAACACCTTATGGTATCCGTTGTCGTTACCATGCATTTTCTTCATGAAACACATAGCTAATCCGGATTCCTTGCTATAAGTATCTCCATCTGAACATTTAACAACGGTTTTTGTTCCATCAGTCCAGTAAACAATTGTTGCTGGATTATTGAAGATTGCTCGTTTGATTTTCGGATTTTTGGATTGTGCAAAAAACGGTGAAGTTAATAATTCAAGTGAGTGTTTCATTACATCGATTCTGCAATCCTTTTCTCTTTTTGTTTTCACAAGACCTGAATATATTTCCGCTGCTTGACGTGTCAAATATTTTTTTGCAAAGCTTTCAGATAAAAATTTTCCCTCAAAGCAACCAGATAAACATCTTTCGTCTATACGGCATGAACATTTGATTCTATCTCCTTCTGTATACCCTTCAACTATAAGTTCTGGAAAGTTTCCATATTTAACGTTAAAAATCTTGAATTCTCTGTTTATTACATCAAATCTTTCTAATTCGTTATGCATAAATTTTGCTATTTCTCTTATATTTAATTCCATTTTTCTTCTCCTATTCCTCGGCTATCACATAGCCGTCAATCATTGTTGTTTTTGTTAGCTTCATATCTAGGTTGTTGATTGTCACACCTAGCATGTCACATAACTCTTTGGATGTTAGGTATCTAACAATCCGTTTATAGTCTGGAGTCACTAGCATGAACATTCTTTTATTGATCATTACATCCTCTGCCGAGAACTTTTTCTCTAACTTTGTTAAATTCATCCATTACTTCTTCGTTGGATTTTGAATTTTCTTGTACATAAAATTTAGAATCAAGTTTAAAATTCTCACGTTTATTCTTGCTTCTTTTCATATATTCATCATGAACCCACTTTTGAATCACAAGAGAATGATTCTTGTATTTCTTACCAGATGTTTCGATATATTCATCTAGTATTTGTATATGGTCTTCAACAATTTCTATAGAACCATACAATTTAACTAAGTGATCATACTCTTTATCAGTAAGCAGCACGTGTGAATATTCACCAAATTTATGTTTTTGCTTTTGCGTGTTCGGTATATATATATCTTTATCTATATCTATACCTATATCTATATCTATATCTGGGTTTACCATTGGTTGCCGTTTGGTTGTCATTTGGTTGCCATTCTCTATTTTCTTAACAGATTTAGACATATCTAGCGTATAAGCGTTATTTTCTTTTACACCTAACATCTTTTTTTCATCAGTGTATATTGTTGGCTGATATCTATCTTTTCTAAGTGTGTTGTGAATCAGCCAATGCTTAATAACGAGTACGCTATCTTCGAATGTGATAACGAATCTTTTAAGAATCAAAAGCTTCAAATCATCTTCGCTTGCACCGATCATTCTTGATATTTTCTTTGGATTTCCAATGAATCCATCGTCATCTGCATGCATATTCAAGTGGAAATATAAACATTGAGTGCTTAATGGCATATCAAGAAATGCATCTGAATCTGTTATTTTTTGGTTAAACATTCGTTTTTTAGCCATTTTCTTTCTCCTTTCCATCGTCATAGCATTTGATTACACCTCTTTTTATGAAGTGTTCCATTTTCTTGTCTATTTCAAATGGTGACAAATGATATTTTTCAATGAATGGTTGCTCACCAATCGAGTGAGCTTCTATATGGTGATATCTGCATAATGGTAATGCTCGTTTGCCAATGTGCGATATCTTGTTTCGGTTAAAACCGTTTCCAACATGATCTACGTGATGTATGTCACTGTTGGGCCGGCCACAAATCACACATACACGCCTTAATGCCATGATGTATGATTGTTGTTCATTAAAGTGATATTCATATTGACTAATTATCGAACCGGATAATGGTATCGAATTGGATATGCACCATGTGATGATATAGTCTATGAGTTTGGCTGCATAAAGCATTGAGCAATCTGAAAGTGATTTTACTTCCACACCGCGCGCCGTGCAATATTGTTCTTGCAGCATCAATCTTATGTAGTCTTTATCATCACCGGTATATTGTGCAATGTCATTACATAGTGCAAAAATGAAATGTCTTTGCGTTGGACTTATCTTTTTCTTCGTTACGACATCCACATTTACTTCTAGCACCTCTCCTGCGTTCAATAAAAGGTCATTTGAGGGAGAAATTGGCAAACCCAATAAAATATATCTCCCCTTCTCTTTTATCAACTGTGGCACGTTTATGAAGCTCTGTTGTCATTCCACTTAATTTGGACTGAATCTTTTTGAGCCACTTCCATTGTGTACAATCCATAGATACCATCCTTAATCATTTTTTTAGTATCTACTTTTGTTTGTGTTGACGGCTCTTTGTAGCTAACCGTCATAACATCGTTTTTGAAGATCATGTCCGCATTACCACGCATAAGCTCTAATAGCTCATTTCTTACGTCCTTCTGATAATTGTCAATTTGTTCTTTGACTTTCTTATCTGCTTGCAAGCGCTCGATTGTTTCCGGATGAATGACAAGTTCACCATTCACCACATCTGCATATTTACCCATTTTGCTTCTCCTTTTCTGCTATCATTTCACAATACACTCTATTCAACTTAACAAGATCTCTAGTTGATGTGATGCATCCTAAGTCTTGTGTTTTGACTTTAGCTTTTTCTAAAATCTGCGCATTCATTTCCATAACATCAATTCCGAGTTCTGTTAATCGAGTTCTATTTTGAGCAACCAAACTCAATAGCTGCATTGTTGTTTCATCATCCGGAAGCTGATTATCCTTCGATACCATATGATCTTCATCATCTGAGTAGGGTTCATCTTCTCCGGCAAATAAATACAATCCTAAACCAAACATACCAATGTTCTTTACTAGGCATCGCATGATGGTTTTATTGATTTCAAACATATTCACGGCTTCACAAGTTTTCGTGATATATTCATATTTTTTTAATGATTTGTTCCATTTTCTAAAAGAATACTGATACGGCTTGTCTTTCATAGCCATGTAGTCATAGTTGATTACTGGAAGCCACATCTCTTTTGTTTGACCCTTTACTGTGATGCTTGTGAATACCATGTATCCAGCAACCGGATCATATAGATATGGCTTTCCATCAAACCATTTCACTTCATATTTGGCACTAGGATAGCGCTTAAACAGTTCATCAAATGCCCATGCCCATGACAGATAAGATAGTTCATTCTTCTTCTCTACGTGCTCATTTACATTGATCTCACGAAGCTCTGAGAAAACGCTATTCGCAGTCATTTTCATGCTCCTTGTGTTCTTCATTCCAACGCTTAGTGATATATTGATCAATTTCTTTTTTCGTAATAACACCACTTTCAAGCATAAGCTTTGTATTAGTCAATCCATGTCCTAAATAACTTTCGCAATCTAAACAATCTTCTAATTTGTGATATTTAAGATTGTGTTCATCTTCACACAAACCAAAGATGAGGTCTTTAAGTTTTTTGTTTGCTTCTTCTAAATCAGCTTTTTCTTTTTTGGATTGCTCCAATTCCATAGATTTCTTAGCAAGATCTTCATACTTTGCTAACTCCAGAATTACTTTACTTTCCATGTTTCCTCCGTTATAATTTAATTGTTAATCGAAAAGAAACTTGGTGGTGTGCTTAGCGCATCATCATTTTTTTATATTCAGTAAGTTCAAACACTTTAATCACATCATCCGTAAGCCATCCCCATGACTGTTCTTGATGGATGCAGCTTTTATTTGCTTTTAATCGATTATTCGTTGTAGACCATGATTTATCAATTAATTTTGCGATTTCTGCCGTTGTAAGATACGGCTTAGTCAATAAATATTTAACTTCCTCTATTCTCTCTGAATGTTTCATATTGATATCCTCCAACTTGTTCAAACATATCCATGTACATACTTAAAATGCCCATATTCATAATTGACAATAGAAGTGTGATAACCAACGCTATTAGCAACCATGCTTGGGCGGTTCGCTGCGTGATTTTCTTATGTTTCTTTTTTCTGCTCTGATTGATATTCAAAATGTTCAACTGATCATTCTGAATGTTGTCTGCTTCTTCAAGCTTTGCTTCAAGCTCCGCAATGTACGCATCTTTCTGCGCTTGTGTTAATTTAGCCATATTAATCCACCCACTCTACACTATTGATTGGTACATCAATATGTACGCTTCCACGCTCTGGAATCAATCGTATTACTTGAACATCTGACTCCTTACCATCCTTATATAACGTACATTCTTGTGATGTTCGATTCACAACAACTTTCAATGCGCCACTTTCCGTATTTTGACTAAGTTGTTTTCTTAGTCCTTTTATTTCATTGTCTTTTGCTTCTAACAACTTAGAATAAAATTGATTATCTTCTGATTCTTCTTTAATTCCGAATTGTTCTTTATCAAGCGTGAACATATCAGCAAATGACATGTTCATAATATTTGACAATTTGCTTAGAAAATCCCATGAAGGCAAGTATTTTTCTTGGGTTTCAAACATTGTGATCATATTTTGATTAAATCCTAGTTTTTTACTCAACTCTTGTTTTGTGAGTTTGTGAGAAATTCGGTAATTCTCAACATTGCGAATCAATATTTCTTTATCTGTCATTTTTTCTTCCTCTTTCTTGTCCTGCTTTGGTACTAATTCACTAAGAACCTTTAATGCCACGTCATCTAAATATTTTTGCCCATGGACATAATGGATGTGCCCTTTCAAACGTTTCCATACTGAATACGTATTTGTTAGATCATGCACTTCAAATAAATCCATGTTGTGATTCTTAGCGAATTCTGCGATTGATAACATTGTTACACCTCTTTAACACACGTTCTTTCCTTCCGCTTCTTTCTGAGCGTATTCCAATACTCCTTTTGCGCCAGCTAACTTAGCGACTCTTACCGTATATAAGATTTGTCCCATGACATCCAAAGTCACATTGCTATCTACTTTTTCATCCTTGCTCATCATCGACTGAATTTTCTGCACCATTGCAATTAATTCATCATCCAATTGAGTTGCATCCATCTTTTTTAATTCATCCATTCGTTTCATGCTTTTCTTTCCTCTGCTTTATTCCGCTTTTTCTACTACAAATTTAGGAGCATCAATTGCTTTTCCTAATTCTTCAATCTGCTTTTTAATTTCATCCAGATTGTCAATCACGATCTTAACGTGAATTTCTTGTACATTTTTGCTGATTTCTGTCATTGTAGTAACCATCCATGTCTGCGCTTAATAAATCAAAAGCGACTTCTTCTGAAGTACATTCATTAGCGAATTTCTTGTACGCATCTAAATACCATTCTCGCTTATCTCCATTGAATGTGACTTCGTAGTACATTCCATCCGGTAGGTTTGTACTGATAAGGAATTTCCAATTCTGCAATGTTTTATTCTTCCAGCAAGTAAACACTTGCAACTCATCAATATTCTTTTGATAATCCTTGTCAGATTTATCCAAATGATCAATCGCATATTGTTTAACTAAAACCATTGCGATTAAATCTTGTTCGCACATAAATTCTGTTGCGATACATGTATTACATAAATTCTTGTTCATTTTCTTTAACCTTTCTATTTCTTCTTTGTTTTCCTTTAGCTTTCTACTCATAGCCTTTGCCTTGCATAAAATCTTCTATAACCATTTCAGTTTCTTCTATTTCATTGCGTAAACTAATGATTCGTTTGGCTAGTCTCTCAATAACTAAAGCCTCTACTTCTTTCTTTGCGTCTTGGAGTGTTGTAGATTTTAAGAACTTAGTTTCGAATTGCAATTTTTCGCAAAAAGTACAAATGTATGGTTTTGTATCGTGACCTCCAGCTTGGAATGGATTTCTTCTGATACATGCGAATGGTTTTTCGCCCTTGCAAAACATGTCGCAATATAAATTCAAATTGTTCGAATATTTAAGATCACTGAACATCCAATGATATTTTTTTGCACTCATTACCAACCCAACTCCCTGATTTGCATATCAATTGCTATAAATTCATCTGTTGTAATTTCATGTGGATTTTCTCCACATGAAGCGTAGAACGTTCTACGTTTTAAATAGAATTCTATACAAATGCGTTCGTTGCGTTCATTCATTCTTTCGTAACGTATATAAGCATCTTCACAAATATGTGATTTATACCCCAACCACGTAAACATTTCTCTAGCTGTCACGTTCTAATTTCTCCTTTGCTTTTTGAATAGTGACATACGCCAAGTTATCTGGCCAATCCATTTCTTCAATATCTCCTTGGTATTCTGGGTACTCGTTCGTCACTTGACGATAGCCAAACCCAAATACATCTGCCCAACTGATATATAGTTTTAAAGCTGTTTTATACAACATACTTTTTTCATATAACTCTTTAGCAAGCCTACTCACACGCTCATACGTGTTATCAGCATTTTTCCAATTGACTGTAAGAACATTTATGTATTCGATTAGCCAATTTTTTGTCATTCTTTTTAAAGTGCTGTTTGAGTAAAACTTAAAATACAAGAAATCGGCAGAATTACCATCTAATGGGTGTTCTTCTTCAAATATGGATTTATATTCTCTCAATTTTTTATCCATAGATTTAGCTTTGCGTTCGATGTAATCTAGGCAATCTTTAACATTCTTATCATCACCAACTATTGAATCCAAATATTCAATGCACTGACAAATTGTTAACTCATCTTGTTCCATTTTCTTTCTCCTTTTCAAAATAAAAAACCACTTTGTTTTTATGCTCGCTAATTAATCCGTATTTTAATGCCAAGCGATATATGAATGGTTTTTGAAGCCTTCTGTGCAGCGTTTCAAGACGTTTTCTAAAATCATCTAAAGGGAATACACCTTTATAAAAATTACACATTCTGCAAGCTGGCATAAGATTTTCAATGTCATTGCTACCATTATGCCCATATACCGAAAGTACATGATCTACTTGCATATCTTTGTATTCAAGTTCACACCCACAATATGCACAATGACCATCATATTTTCTGTAGACTTCCTCACGAATTTTTTTAGGTATTGGTTTCCTGCTCATTCTCTCTACACCTCTGTTCTTTCGAAGATTGTTGCATTAATTCTATAAGCTTACGTTTTATTCTACGTTTTAGAATGCTTTTCTAATTTGCTCAACAATCCAATCTATAAACGCAAACGAAACTTTGATACAGATAACGCCGAACATCAAAACACACGTAATAGCAAAGCAAGTCTTTAAAAAATCTATTGGCACCATTTAAAAATCATCCTCCTCATCTTCATATATTTGAATCCAGACTATATGAATCTTTTCTTCATGTTAATCACCAAAATACAACTTTTGGCCACATTCAGTACAATGTTTAAGCTTGCCAACTTTAGCATCATAAGTTTTGCCGCAATTAGGACAAACAAACTCATCATATACAAATGTTCCATTGATAAATGCACCGTTTGGAACCTTAACCGGTTGTGGGTTTTCTTTTGAAACCAACACTCTTAACAAAAATATAGAAGTGCATACTTCATTAAATGGCGGTTCTTCACCGGAATTGTTATATTCATAGTTAAGCGCATCCCCAATTGTATTGAGGGCCTTTTGATAATCATTCATTTTCTAAATACCTTCCAATCTTCTAAAAATAGTGTTTTTAGCTGGCTTAAAATCTACTTACCACTCTCTATTGATCACTTTGAAATTACCAACATATTCCGGAAGCAAATTATCGAACACATATAATAAGTTGCTTTTTAGTTTTGCTACCGGTTTATGTTTTGCGATGGGTTCAAACGACCATAAATCATGTTTGTTTTTAATTGAAACGCTCAATCCATCTATGTTTGACAGACAATCAAAATTAGATTTCTTTGCAGCGATTTCTAAAAAGCAATCAGATAACGGAGCTGCGTTTGTGTATACATACACTCTTTTAATGTTTGGATATGTAGACTTTAGCCATGTTGCTACATCACTAGGAATCGAATATTCAAACGGTTCTCCTCCGGTTAAACAAACTGTTTCAACAGATTCATATTCCTCTTTTGTTGCGATTGGAATATCGTTGACATCATATTGCTTGTTGCAGCACCATTTGCAATCTCTGTCGCATTTATCTGTAATCAATAAATGCATAACTGGTTTTCTTTTCTTGCTCATTTCTAACCACCTATAGTTGGGCAAATGGAATCCCATTCGTAGTCCTTAAATCTAATTTCTGCTTCTTTAGTAATTTCGCCATCTATGATCTCAATAATTTGGTTGAACTGCATTCCTCTTTCAAACGCATGAATCTTCATATCGACTCCATATTCTCTACATACAGTTAATAGTTCTTGTGGATTTATAGACCATGCAAATTCTACGCTTAGTACAATTGTTGATTTTCCTTCATTCTCCAAGTCATCAGCATAGATGTCCAAGCCTTTGACAAAACCTCTATGAGTTCTTTGATATGACAAGTGCCACCACAAATTTCTCCGTTCTCATTTATCTTTAATGGTTCTAATTCATTACAAATATTTTTAATTGGATTCAACCCATCCAAAATAAATTTAATTAAATTTTCTTTTGTTCCTCTTACTCTTAAATCACCAGCGCACCAATTAGGCATTTTTATTTCCTCCACTTTTCTTTTTAATAATCAAATAACGCTTCACATGAGCTATATAATTCCTCAACATCATCGTCTGATGGCATTTCAAACACGCCCTCATCCAAATGCCATTGGATCATATCCATGACCTTCATTGCTTTCTCGTAAGTGGTATAACTACCTAGGTTTTCCACAGTGCCACGAGCTGTTATAGCTGTTACGACAAACATGTTGTCATGGCTATTTATTCTGAACTCACATGCTTGCCTAATACTTTCTTTATTTTGGCTTCTAATAAACAATACGTTCACTCTCGTTCTTCCTTTCTACGTTTCTTATCCGAATAATCCGTAATCTTGATTACGAATTCTACAGATTTCACACTTTCCTTCTTAATGAATTTACACAATGCAATAACTATAAATATCGGATGCAGCAGTACAATTTGAACCGGATAATCGTCGTAATAAATTGTTTTTGATTTGTTTGCAACAACATCATATGCGTAATAGAAATACGTAAAATATCCAATTGCGCAATATATAAACGTAAGTCCTACAACATCTACAACATCTATTGACATTCAGATACCTCTGTTTTGAATTTATTCAGAAAATAAATCTGTCCTTTACCGGTAATCATTGGCGTTTTAGTTTCTCTTACAGATCCATCTGGATTTGTTACTGTTCTAATTCTGATTTCGATTAGATTCATTTCTCTTGATCTCTGCGTTGGCATGTTGTAGTTATCACCTTTTGAACATAAATAACCATTCTCACGCAACCACGCAAAGAAACGATTCTGTCCAATATTGCATCCGCTCTGACTAATCAATTTAGCTTCTTGTCCAACTAAGATTGAACTATTGCTTGCAGCTACAGTATCTGCAAATAATGCTTTTGGTTTCATTTCGATAATCTCCTTATTTTGCCGTTCCATTATCGATTTAGCTTCAATGAAAGCTTTTGCCATCAATTCTTCGCTACTCATTTCTTTTGCGGAGTAACTTCCGGTCTTTCTTAATTGTGGTAACACTTCACTAGTTACCCAGTGTTTGAACTTCTTAGCATCCGGTAGTTTAGATCCAAAGATTAATGCATATACTCCAGATTCATTGATGAT